CTACGTCGATTTATCAGCGAGTTGGGCAGACCTCAGCCCGTGGTGCGAACGTCGCTTCGGCTGCACGGGATTCTCAGCCCGAGACACTCCGGCAGCGCCCCACGAATCGCCCACGTTGTCGCCTTCGAGTTTGGCCGCCGCTTCTTGGAGCGCTTCAAGGACCGTGTCAATCGCATAGAAGGAGTCGTACAGAGCCGCCGCATGTTGGAGCGAGCGCCACGTCCTAGAACCACCCTCGAAACGGATACGGTCCCCGAACTTATCATCGGCATAGTGATAGTGGAGCGCACGCATCAGAACCGGACGGTCAACCGGCCCATACTCCGGATGGTCGACGGTCCGCTTCAAAAGCCGGTCACAGACAATGACGCGACTGGTAGCGAGTCGCAGGTTCACGTCCACCCGTGACATGTTCGGCATGGACACCGCGAGCTCCACTTTGAACTTCCGCGCCTCATTAACTACGAGATCCATTTCAGCCGGCCAACGCGACCACCCGCGACACGGGAACAACACCGCCGCCTCATCAATGGCGATTCGCAGGAACGGCATATCGCGGAACGGAACCGCCCACCGCGCAGGGTCCGCAATCAGTCGGAGCACTTCGGCTGGATGCCGGAACCCATAGGTCCGGTTGTAATACTTCATGTTCGTCGCAGTCTCCATGCCCCGACTACGACCAGCCTCCAACCACTCCGCCATCAGCATTGATTTGCCCGAACCCCAATCCCCGACGTACGCCCTAACGCCCATTGTCATGCTCCGCTAGAAACGCCATGAACGCCAAAGGCCAGACATCCTCCAACAGAGCCGCCACCTGCCGCCTACGAGCCTCACACACGCCCACAACGGCACCCACGACGGACAGAGCCGCTACTGCACCGACGACCATTCCGAGAATCATGCTCCACCTCCACCAGACACGAGTGACCATATCTTCCGAATGACTGTCCCGCCCTGCATGAAACCGACGACGATGACGTACAGACCCACCGCGTCAATAGTCTCGTGAATCGGGAACGCTCCATCGAACTGCAACACAGAGCCAAGCACCTGCCGCCAGCCCTGCAACGCCGAGACAATCGCGGACGTGTCCCCTTTCGGGAAGAACGACACAATCCACCCGACGAACGTGAACACCGCGCCGATTAGCCCCGTAATGAGCACATCACACCATCACAATCGGCACGAACAGCCTGTACAGCGCCACCGTCAGCCACAACCAGACGAGCGCCGTCCAGAACCACCGGAAGCCCTGCATCGGATTGAGCCAGTCCGCCAGATGAATGACGACATGCGCCCCGAAGAAATCCAACGTCCATGTCGTATCGAGCATCTGCCCACCCGCCGCGCCACCAGCCAACGTACCAGCCAGAAGCGACACGAACGGCACCAACGCGAACGGCCACACCTCGCCCAACTTCGTTTTGAGGTCATTCCACCGAGGTTCGAACTCTAAGTGTAGTTGCGTGTTCGAAGGCGAGAAGACTTGAGCGAGAGTCGCCTGCAACCAGCCGGTGATGCCCGACAACCAGTCAGTAATCGCCGCCAGTCCCGTCAAAAGCCCCGTGAATGGTGCCGCCAGCCATGCCCACGTTTCACCGAACAGCCCCGCCACCTCAGAGGCCAGACCACGGAGGTCATTACCGATACCCGTGATATCCGGAGCAGCAGGAAGCCACACCGGAGGCACCCACGGAACGGGGTCAGCAGGAGTCGGAATCGCGATGGCCCCCGCGCCCACGTTCGCATCAATCGTGCCGACATTCGCAGCCGTCAGAGCGGGCGAAATCGGTAGCACGTCCGGATTGTCGGTGTAGACCTTCGCAGTCGGATAGTCGATAGCCCCGACCGCGCCGCCACTTGGCACACCCTGAATGTTCATCCCGTCCGCGTAGATTGTGTCAGCCGTCACCGTCGAGAAGTTAATCTCCATCTCATCCCCACGCGTCGGACTGTGGTAATAGTTCAGCCCGCCCTGGTAGTTGTAAAACCCCTCCGATGTGCCATTAGCCACCGCCCGCACAGGCGACCCATGAGGGTCCGAACACGCCGCCATAAGCCACCGCGCAACCGCCAGTTGGTGAGCCGACGCCGTCGAAGGATAGATGGTCAGACTCCCGTACCACGCACCGATGCCCGTCGAAGTCACTGTGGGATAGGAAACGCCCGTGGGAGCCGTATCCAGCGACTTAAACGCAAGGTTTCCGTATAGACCACCCGTGAGGCTTGACCACAGATAGCCGCCATACGCGACCGCTGAATTCGCAGCCGTGCAGAAGTTCGTCCACGTCCCTTGCGCCACCATGCCAGCCCGAGCCGCCATGAGATACGCCACCGTCGCCGCAGAGGTCACACCCACTTCGCCCATGGCACCAGTCATGGAGAGTTCACTGTACAGAGCCGCCGTAGACCTATCCGTAACCCCCGTCTGATTCGCCCACGTCGTATTCGTGACCACGCCATAGGTCAACGCCGCCGCCGCCGCGATACCGGCCACAGCAGCCACATCATCGGCAACGAACACAGCGTATGCACGCTCAGGACGAACAGCAGACAACAGCAGGGAACCAAGGACATTGACGAGCAACAGGACCGCCACCATCCCCGCCGTCACGCGAGTGCTCACGTCTTCCCTCCTTCTCGAACCAAGCGGGGCGCGGTACGCGGCCCGAAAGCCGCGCCCACGCCCCGCCATGCACCGGCATGGAGCCACCGCCTATCGAGCGGAACGCTTGAACGTGCGGACCAGATAGGTGATGCCGAAACCGAGCAGGCCCACCCCGATACCGATACCGGCAACGACCGGAATCTGCGTGGAGAGCGAAGCGCCAGCGGTCGTCAGAGAAGTAACGACAGTCGCGAGAGCTGCATCCATGTTTACACCCCCTCACCGAGAAATCGTGTCTGCACACACCACAACCAACGAACCGCCCCTAGCGCGCAGAACGCCTAAACGTCCGCACGAGGTACGAGATACCGAACCCCAACAGCCCGATGCCGATACCGATACCGGCAACGACGGGGATATAGCCCGACATGACACCAGCCGCCGCCGCAATCGCGGGAACCACTGTTGCAGAAGCCTCCATGAAATCACCGCCTCCCCAGCCACTTAGAACCAAGCCCCATGAAGTAGCCGGTAAGGAAACCAGCAACGGACACGAGCACAACGCCCTCGGCCATTACTCCTCCGCCCCAACGAGGAACACAGACACGAGCAACGAGATACCGAAGGCCACAACCACCGGAGGAATGAGGTACACGAGGAGCGCCACCGCAGCGTTCATACCGGCATCGTCAACTATCCGTCTGCACAAGACCGGCAGTAGTGAGCCCACGGATGAATCTGCTTCAGAAACGCCTTGAACCAGTCGCAGTACAGCCGCGGCTTAGGATGACACGCCGCGAGTTCAACGAACGCGCACGAAACACAGGTACCAGCCACCTACAGCCTCCCAATGTTGAAGCCAACAAGGAGAGCCAGCCAGAACACAGCCAGCGAAACACCGGCCCACACGACCGAGCGCAAATCAGACCACTCGCCCGTAGGGTCCGAGAACAACGAAGAAGCCGAAGCCACCGCAGACCCGAGGGCCGCGACAGACTCCGGAGAGAGGTCGACCGGACGGACCGTCACCGTGCCAGTCACCGAAGACACCGAACCGGCAACCGTCACAACAGGCGACGCATCGACGGACCCAGCCGCAAACGCCGCGACCGGAACCAATGAAAGGACGAAGGCGAGAACCACCGCCGAAGCGACAGTCCCCGCCCTCCAATCCTTTATGCTCCCCGCACGGAGCGACATGACCTAGACCCTAGCCCTTTACAGCCTGAGTCAAATCATCGAGGAAAACGAACTTCGGCTCCGCGAACCGACTTTCGCCGGATTCGACCCCCACGAGAAGCCGAACCAACGCACCCGGCTGCAACTTCTTCAACGCCGTGATGCTTTCCGCCGAAGGAGACGGCCACGAGAGGCCAATCTCTAGTTTGTCGAACTCCCCCGCCAGAACCACGGTCCCCTTCGGAACCACAACACCGTTCTTATCGGTGTAACTACCCGACTCCACACGACGCACACGACCATCGACCGCTATCTCCCGCATCGACGCTGCACCGCCTTCACGCTATGAGGCTCTACCCGAGCCTATGTCACTTCGCCGGACCCTAACCCTTAATGCATCCCATGAGAGTACATCTTATGTAAAGTCGGGTCCGACCTCACTCACAACGATAACCCGTCAACTTCGCACCAGTCAAGCGGCAATCTACTCCCCCCTCCCCCACCGGACCCAAGGGTATCGAAATACTGTTCCCGTAGCGCAGGAAGGGCCTCCCGATATACCATAGACGGAGAAGGCTGGATGGTGGAATCGGGCTGCACCCCGACGAGACTATCCAGTCTTCGCCTTTGGTCCCGCGAAACCTCACACACAGCCTCCGGATGCCTGCCCAGATACTCAAGCATCGCTCTATCCTTAATGTTCAGGCCCTCAAACGTCGCGCACCGGTCAAGAAGCGACACATCGTCCATCATGTCCGGCGACAACACCGCCGACCCATCGGCAGGTTTCAGCCGTTGCCGAGCCTCCACCCGCATCAGCGGACCATCCCAGCCCCACGGCACCGGCTCGCGCTTCGCTTTGCAGTCAGCCACTTTGTCATACACGACAAGCTGCCGCGCCGAGGACCGAGCGCCGACCATCTGAGTCTCGACACGACCATTACGAGCCTGGACGGTGAACCGCTTGCCAGACCGCCCTATCGGTGTCCACTCCCCCACTACTTTGTCGGGATAGTCGACCGCCAC